CAGATGAAGATTTGATTGATAAACTATTTGAAATATCGCCAGATCATTTTAGATTTTTTCAGTCGGACATTAATGATCTAGACCGTCTAGCAGATTGCGATTATGTAATCAATTGCGCGGCAGAATCTCATGTTGACAATAGCATTATGTCTTCAGAAGTTTTTTTACGTTCCAATATCAATGGCGTTCACAAACTGCTACAGTTGATCAAACAAAAAAGTTTGTATAACATGCCGACACTATTACACTTCAGTACAGATGAAGTTTATGGTGACATTGAACAAGGCGCACACATTGAAACAGATTTGTTGAAGCCTAGCAATCCATACTCAGCATCAAAAGCCGCGGCCGACATGTTGATCCTCGCGTGGGCGCGAACATTCAAAGTGCCTTATGTTATTGTACGCCCAACAAATAATTATGGTGTTGGTCAATACGCAGAAAAACTCATACCAAAGAGTTGCAAGCATCTAATGCTAGGCAAAAAGATTGACGTTCATGATCGTGGTATGCCTTGGCGCACTTGGTTACATGCATCAGATACCGCAGAAGCAGTTTTGACAATCATCAAGTCTGGTGTGCAGAATGAAATTTACAACATCAATGGAAATTGTGAGTATCAAAACATCGAAGTGATTAAGAAAATCATTCGTTGGATGAATTCTGATTTTGATTACGAAAAATATCTTACCTATTACACACGACCTGGACATGATGTGCGCTATGCACTAGACGATACAAAACTCAAAGCACTCGGATGGCAGCCGAAAGCAGTATTTGACGATGAGTTGAAAAAAATCATTGAGCATTCAAAGAATAATTTTATATGGTAAACACATTTTTACATTCGGGCAAACTAGGTGACATTATTTGGGCATTGCCTGCTATCAAACATCTTGGTGGCGGCATTCTCTATCTTAGAACTGGTGTAGTTGATTCAGGTCCGAATGAAGTAATGTTGACAAATGAAGGCGCAGAGAGTATAATATCTCTATTGAAGACTCAGGAGTACATTCATGATGTAAAAATTTACAATGGTGAAGAAATAAAGCACAATTTAGACTTGTTTCGCAGATTTATATTTAATATACCAGAAATTACTATTGCTGAAAGCGTGTTTTTAGGGCTTGGCATTAGAGGTAATCATGAGGAAAAACTTGATGCGCCATGGATTACGGTAGATAAAGATATGAGGGTGCTAAATAAAATAGTTATCTCGCGGACCGGAAGGTATCAAGCAGGTAATACTCAGATGAATCCTTTTTATCTGAAACTAAAAGAACGTAACATTTCCAAGCATGGAATATTTGTAGGTTCTTTAAACGAGTATGAGAAATTTGAAGAAGTATATCGTACTGGTATAGAATACTATCCCACCCCCACGATACTTGATTTGGCTAGAGCAATATCCGCATGTAAGTTTTATGTCGGAAATGAAAACTTAGCCAATGCATTAAATGAAAGCATGAAAAAAACTTCTTTTCTAGAAAATAACAAAAGTTCAGTAGGGCAATTCTTTTGCTACTTTAATAGACCGGATTTGTTTCTCATATAGTTGTGTAAACTAAAAACAGAAGGAGGAGATATGAAAACCTTAACCAATAAGGTCCAAGTATTGTTTCTCATATGTTTGACGATGATGACAATGTGGCATTATAACAAAATAAGTCAAACAACGAGGCCAAATTTGAATTTGCAAATTTCGCAATTCACAAAAGAGGCTAGAGGAGAGATTTATTGCCTAGCAGAAAACATCTACTTTGAAGCAGGTCATGAGCCAACTCTTGGCAAATACGCAGTAGCGTTTGTTACACAGAACAGAGTCGAAAAAGGTTTTGCCGATTCTATTTGTGGTGTGGTAAAACAAAAGACCTATCATTCATCAGGTAAGGTTGTGTGTCAATTTTCTTGGTGGTGTGAAGATAAACCCAAATTCATTTCAACCAATAATCTCTTGACAAATGGTGCTAATCCAGTGTATAATGAAGCATTGAAACTAGCAATTTATTTTTACACAAATCATGACAATCTAAAGGACCCAACAAACGGTGCGTTATTCTATCATGCAGACTATGTTAACCCGAATTGGTCTTTCGCTAAGAAAGAAATTACCATCGGTAGACATATTTTCTACAACTACAAAAGGAATCCGAATGAAAGACTCTAATACCTCAAACAACGGACTATACATTGCGCTATGCATTATGGTAGCCACCGCGTGTGCAACATTGTTCTTTATGTTTCTCACAGAAAAGGAACTTATGTCAAAAAATATTGAACGTGCTATTGAAAAAGGTATTGATCCTATTGCAGTACGTTGTTCTTATGCTGATGCAAATGACAGAGTTTGTCTAGCGTATTCAATTACGCACGGAACTGTTGATGCGCCAGGTGCCCGTAACATTCCGACTCAACTTAAAAAATGAATGGTAAATTAAATATATTGACTCCAAAAGAATTTGAGAATCACATCAAAGAACTTATGAAGATTAAATCACCAATCACTATGATTGATGCGGTTCTCTTATTCTGTGAGCAAAACAATTTGGAAGTTGAAACTGCGGCTTCACTCATCTCTAGCAAAATGAAAAATGTTATGGAAAGTGAAGCCATCAAAGGTAAAATGATTGCCACTAAACATGCAAAGTTACCGATGCTATGAAAATGGATGCCTTTGACGCATACAAAATTTATACCGCATTGAAGAATCATTTCGTACTTGACAACTACGATTACTTCAAGTATAATAAGAAGATCAAGGTAAGCCACGATGCTTTCTTGAATCGAAGAGATAAAATATTTTTTGCAAAACTAGGCAATCGCAAAGATGCTTACCTAGAAGACTTTTTGGTATCGAATTTTCTGCACGACACAAAGACATGGGTAGGTGAACTACTCTCTGATCAAGCAGAAGAAAGATACAAAGATTGGAAACGAAAGCAAGAATCTATAACGTATCATTTTAAGAATGAGATAGAATTTCTTGCAGAGTATGAACAGAATGACTTTAATCAATTATTTGAAAGTGTAAACGGAGATCATCCAAAGATTATAAAAATGTACATGAGAAAAGAGATTAGCATCGAAACTCTCGCAGTACTCAATATGATTTTAAAGTTTATATCTAGAACTGATAAAGTAATTCATGATCCGATCTACAAAGAGGTAAGCAAATTATGCAAAAAGTACCAGCCCTTCTTAAAGTGCGACTTACACAAAATGAAAAAGGCATTGAAGGAAGTGGTAATGCAGGGGTAAAGGTGCGGAAAAAATCACAAATTTGTGTTCTTCTCCAGCCTAAAAAGAATCTTGAGCAACTATATACTACTGTAGTTGAGCATGATATAAGTGGACAAGCAAATAATACAATCAATACATTTTAATACAAAGGAAATACGATGGCAAATACATTCGCAGAACTCCGTAAATCTCGCACAAAAGATTTGGAGAAGTTGACTGAACAAGTCAATAAACTAAACGATAAGTCTAGTGAAAAGAAATCCTACGAGGACACTCGATTCTGGAAACCAACAGTAGATAAAGCAGGCAATGGCATGGCAGTCGTTCGCTTTCTACCTGCGGCTGAAGGTGAAGACATGCCTTGGGTTCAATTGTTCTCCCACTCATTTCAAGGTCCTACAGGCCAGTGGTACATTGAAAACTCTCTAACAACTCTCAATAAAAAAGACCCTGTTTCTGAACACAACACCATGTTGTGGAACTCTGGTGTTGAATCAGATAAAGAAACTGCGCGTAAACAAAAGCGTAAACTTCAATACATCGCTAACGTGTATATTGTCAAGGACCCATCTAATCCTGACAATGATGGTAAGGTCTTCTTGTTTAAATTTGGTAAGAAAATTTTCGACAAGTTGAATGATTTGATGAATCCTGAGTTTGAAGATGAAACACCTGTTAACCCATTTGATCTATGGGAAGGTGCTAACTTCAAATTGAAGATTCGCAAAGTAGAAGGCTATCAAAATTATGATAAGTCTGAGTTTGATTCACCCGCGGCTCTCTCTGAAGATGATGATGAACTTGAAAGAATTTGGAAAGCACAAAACAAACTTTCCGAATTTATTACTGAGGGCAACTTCAAATCTTATGACGAATTGAAAGCAAGACTAAACAAGGTCTTGAATCTAGAAGATGATGTGGTTACTGAAAAACCTTCTGCGCCTGTAACCAAGAAGGCTGAGAAGCCTGCTGAAGTTAAAAAGGCAAAAACTGTAGAAGATAGCCCACCTTGGAATGATGAAGATGGTGATCTGAGTTATTTCGAAAAGTTGGCTGAAGACTGATTCATTATTTTTCTCCGATGTGCAGTTTTAGCCCCTCTTGCGAGGGGCTTTTTTTATCTCATCGCGAGAGTGTATGCTCTTAATGATGATCGTTCAGTATTGCGTAGAATTGGGTGGAAGTCTCTTACCTTGTCATCTTTCATAACGAATGTTGTAATTGGTGACGATACTTGACGTACTGAGTTATCAACAACTGTATTTACATTCGTGCCGCCTTCAAATGATTTAATCAATGCGTTGCCTTGTTCTCTTAGGAATTGTTGAGAACCAGCACCCAATACTTCAGTAGGAATAATACCTCCAGAAGGCACATTAGACAATGTAGTTGAAATGTAGTCTAGGCTACTTGTTACACCACTTACTGTATTTGCAAATTCGCCACCAAACGCACCACTACCAATTGAACCTGCGGATTCCATCCATGAACCTGTAAGTGCAGAACCTTCTGCTATCAATTCTTCTCTTGTCTTTGTTTTCTTTTGTTGCTTATTCAATTCAACGAATTGTTGTGCGCCTTCAAAGAACAAAGGACCTGCTTGAATCAACTTGGCATAAATTGCTCTTGATTCGTCTGTTGACAAACCAGTAGACTTAACAAAGTTATCTATAAACTCGCGATATGCAAGTCTGCTTTCTTCAACTGTACCTTTGAATTCAGGAATATCAAAGCCTTCCAAACCTGGAATATTAATCTTAGTTTTAACTTCCTGTTCAATGGCTTCAAATTCTTTTTTCTTTTGATTCAGACTGAAGGTTAGTTGTTCTTCTTGTGTATAGAAGAGTTTGTAATAATCACCAACAAATTTATTAAAGTTGTCTTGCTGTTCTTGAAGGTCTTTGCCTCCAAACATCGTCATAATGTCATATTTTAGATCAGCAAGTGCAAGCCCTGTTTTACCACCAATTGTTTTAGCAAGATCGTCTGCGCTATATTTCAACATCTCAAACGCATTGTTCATGAAGACTGTAGATTCTACAAGCCTACTGAAAGTAGTAGTTATACTTTCTAATGCATCGCCAACTTCAATTTGATAATTTACAATGTCTGCATACGCAGTCTTAATCATATCATCGCTGAAACCAAGAATGCTTTCTTGCAGTCTTTTTGCTTGATCGGCCTGTGAAAGACCCATCAAATTTAATTCAATCGCTTTTGTGAATCCCGTAATGGCGTTTGGATCAATACCTAGAATGTTTGCACCTTCGCGAACACCAGTAAATACTTGATTGACAGCGCCTTGCATGTACTTGACAAGTTCTGGATCGGCTGCCCTCTCATTTCGTCCAGACTTGTCGCTTCTGAATTTACCGCCTTTTTGTTGCCAAGTGTCATACTCACGAAGATTGGTTCCACTACCTTCAGCGAGTGTTCCTGTAATACCTGCTTGGGTAGTTTTCTTTGGACCCATACCAAAGAGTGAATCAACAACACCACCTAACACACCACCAATGAGTGCGCCTATTGGGCCACCTACGAAGCCACCAATCGTTGCACCAATTGACGATGATCCAATACCTTTAATTAATTGCTTATCTCCCGCAATTGCATTACCAATAAATGTACCTGCCATACCACCAACAATGTTTAAACCAATGCCTTGTGCCATACTTCCAGCAGTATTTGTTGCGCCCATGCCAAACTCTTGTGCGGCTAACATTCTAGATTGTTGAGATAAGAAACCTGTACCGTATGTTGCGCCTGATACTGTTCCTAAGTAACTTCCCGCACTTCCTAAAACATTCCCTAAAGCAGAACCTGGCAACAACGCATTATAAATTTGATATGCGGCAAGTGCAGTATTCAACAGTCCTCCAGGCGATCTAACATCTGCATTTTTTAAAGAATAGAGTGAAAATAAAGTTCCACCAAGTCCAGGTCCACTTGCACCACCTTTAAGAATGTCGCCTGCACCTGTAAGTCCTTTTCCTGCAATCAAATTTTTACCAATTGCATTCATTGCGAATGTTGCAGGTCCAAACCCTAGTCCAAGTTTCTGTGCGGCATACATTGTACCAAAGTCAACAAGCATGTTGCCCATAGTACCACCAAACATACCTCCGCCTGCGCCTCCGCTTGGACCAGTTTGACCAGGGATTGTTCCACCGCCACCTGCGGCGGGTGTTGGTTTAAAGATTCCTGAAATTGCATCACCGATTGATTTTGTTCCTGAGAACACATCCATAACTGCGGTACCAACGCTTTTTACGCCTTCCCAAATGCTTCCCATAGAACTAAAGAAGCCGCCACCGCCTCCTCCAGCCATACTGCCCACCATGTTCATCTGTGCAGATCGCTGTTGCATTTGTGCAATCTGTGCTTGAGACTGTACTGAGTATTGCGTGATGTTAGCCATGCCTTGTAAGTGATTACCTAGCACTTGACTCATACCTTGATTATGATAATCGCCCGCATACACCATACCATCGCGGATTTGTAGGGCGCCTTGTTCCATGTAGCGACCTTGTGAGTCTACGCCAAGTTTCATTTGACGTTCTACATTACGCTGATATTCTTCGTAACCACCAGCGCCGCCAAACATTGGACTAAATGGCTGACCAATCATCAATGCCATTTGCTGACTGAAGTTTTGAATACCTTGTTCATATCCAAAGAGGCTTCGCATACCTGTTGGAATGCCTGTCATAGCAAAGATTAAATCTTCAGTCACCATTTTTTTATTCTGGCTAACTGCGGCTTTTGCTTGCGCTACTTGTGCGCCTTTCTGTCCAAGAAGACCTTCTAACTGATCAACTTGTTTAATTAAATTGATCTTATCTTGAGTTGGTCTTCCTGTAATAGGATTCATTGCATTCAAGCGATCAACAAGAGTTACTTGTGAAGACAGTTTATCAAACTCTACTTTTGTCTTGTCATAGTCTGCTTTGAGTACATCGTATTGTTTTCTAACTGACGCACCTTGTGCATAGTTATTAATAGCACGATTGAAACCTTGTGCGGCATTTGGTCCAAACATAGGACCAAGAACAGTATTTACAAACTGATCTGTATAACTTGCGGCTAACTGTGAGAAGATATTGCCGTAGATAGGACCCATATCTTTGCCAAGAATCTTTGTGGCAAAGTTTTGGAATGAACTTTGATATAATTGATTGATAGAACCAAACGCACTATTTTGTTGTCCCATGACACCAAAACCTTGTGATCCACCAATCGCTTTATAAATGCCACGACTAATATCACCTTGAATTTGCCCCAAGAATTGCATCTCAAGGCTCTTACGTTGTTGCGTATATTGATTGTTTAGGTTTTGAATGCCTGTTGCAATTTGCTGTTGATAAACAAGATTCTGAGACTCCATCTCATTTGATGCGGCATTCAGATTAATCAGTCTTGAATCTGCGTCTTGACCTGTATATGCAGTTGTAGTTGCTCTTCTAGATTCAATACCATCAATTACATTTTGCTGAAGCGCAGTTACATTGCGAACATATACTTGTTCAGGTCCACTAAGTGTTCCGCTAAAGTTCCCTCTAAAATCACCTTGACCGAAAGTGCCAGTCGCGGCTTGCATGATAGGACCTACGTCATATGCACCACCGCCTGTTCCCCCGCCATACTGACCAGGCATACCTACAGTCATTAATGATGGCGGTCTAAATGCAAATGCTAAACCACCTGAACCAGGC